GAGCTGGGGTAGTTATTCCAGTGGGAATTGCAGCCCCCGTTAAACCCGCAACCATAAACAACTCAATTCCTGTAATACCTAGATTAACTGCGTCATTTCTAAGGTAGCCCCCTGCTCCAGTGGCTCCAGTAATATTAATGTTTCCACTAACAGTCCAAGTGTAGGAGCCACTTGGAGTTCTAGCTAATTCGTTTAGTCCTGTTGGTGCGGGGTTAGTAGCCATTTTATAAAACCTGTATGTTATTTACAAATGATTTAGTGAATGCATCCAATTCATCGTAAAGAACAAAAATTCCAGATGAATCGTATTGAGAATCGAAATATGAGGCCGTGCTTCCTCCTGCTGCCACATTGTCACCAAGAGCACAAACCTCTAATGTATACACTCCTACTTGATTTAGTCCTGTAAACTCTATTCCTGTAACGTATTGTCCATTTCCTGATGATATGAGTGATCCATTAGGTAAGGTTAACCTAGCATTATATCCAGTATTATTATCAACAGCTGTCCACATGCCTGTAACACTAAGAGTATTGTCAATAGCGTTGGGAATGCCTGTATTTAAAGACTTTATTTCTGGAGTATCTAACGTAGAATATGTGACTCCATTAACGCTTTGAGAAACCTTGTAGCTGTAAGTATTGGGCTTATCTTCGACACTTACATGGTTTTCAATTAAATTAAATTTACCTGTGTCGTATTTAGTTGCGGTTACTAAATATTCATTAGCAGCCTCTTCTTTCATGGAGGTTACCTTGTAAACAAATTCGCTAGCATTCTTAATTTCAAATTTAGTTGGGCTTCCTAATTTAACAAAAGGAAGAAGTTCTGGCCTATCAAATCCTGAAATCAAACATCCGTAGCTTTTGTTTGTAATTTCCCCTGTAACATTTAAAACAGTAATTTGTTCGGGGGTAACTCCAGAAACCTCTGACTCCAGAACCCCCCTCGTCCCAACGAGAAGTGTTGATTCGTCTATTCCAGAAAATGGATAGTGGTTCTTTGCTCCTGCTGTGGCTCTTTTACTTGCCTCAGTCATGTCAATCTCTGTTATTGTTCCCGTATTAAATGCTGTCAGACTTTGATCACCAGTTAATTTAGATATTAAATCTCCAGAATATAATTCTACTGCGTTTCCAGACCCAAATACCCAGCCTGTAACCCCAGTTTCAAAGTAAAGCAAGTTTCCACTGGCGAAATATGAAGCGGCAGTCCTTATTGCACCAGTATACATAGCGTATTGTTGGAATTTACTTTGTCCTTCAATACCCCCAACGGCATCCGAGTAACCCTCAGTATATCCCGAGAAACCATATTCTCCCGTATAGCTACTCCAAGCATCAGTGCCTAAACCTGTAACCTCAAAGCTATAGTAACGTTCTCTGTTTCGTGTAGCTATATCACCAATATCTGCAATTGTATCTATTCCAGTTGGATTATAAATAGTTAATTTTCCATCAAAATCATCTGTAATAAATTTATTAGAAACTCTAATTTGTTCTTCATCTAGGTCTACGTTTAGAATTTTACCGAAGTTTGCGTGATTTGTTTTTAATTCGTCCTCTACAATTACTAGATCTCCAGGTCTACACAAAAGGGTTTCTAGTCCCGCTGTAAACGCTACGTTTTGGTTCTCTTTAATGTTGGAATATATTTGGTGTTGACCCACCCTTCTTGCCATTGATCTGGAAGTTATTCCTATCCCCTCTATCCGCTTCTTAAAGACTCCTCGCTGCATAATGTCAGCTTCATCTTCAATAACCTCAATCTTTGGACTAAAGTTATCAAAACGATCCCTAAATCCAATTTCTATTGTATTGAACTGTTGATCTCTTTGATTATTTGAATAATAGAAGAGTCCGTCTTTTACTGATTCGTTGGTAAATAGATTAACGGGGTTTCGCGGCCTATCGTCTACAAAATTAATTTCTGAACTATTAAAGAAGGTGCGCCCTCTAAACAGAGAGGAGATAGTATTAATTGCATCAAAAATTTTCTGCCCTTGATCAAATACAATATTACAAGAGAAACGGGGTTCCTTTCCACCTCTGCCGTCTGTTACTCCTTCAAAGTATCCATTAGAATCCACCGCATCACAAAACCTTCCTATTTTATATAACTGCCATTTGTTTATTGTAGTGGGGTCAATATGAGAACCCATACCATAGCGGTTGTTAGTTAATAAATCGTAAAGAATCCAAGCGGGGTTATCTGTCCATTTTAAGGTGTCATGAAACTCACCGTTCCAATCTCCTTTATAAACTAACTTGTCTTCCTTAGGAGCATCATCGAATTCTCCTTGTGTTTGATAATACCTCTTGTCTTTTCCATTTACTTTTTCAGGAAAGTAATTACTTGGAACTTTTACTTTTTTTAACTTACAGTCAAAGCTTCTTCTAGGAATACTTGAGAAAGACCTAGAGTCTAATTTTGTAGCAATAATTGAAGCAAATGGATAAGTTAGATTACAATCAATAATTTCCGTTACTTTATTTACACTTATGTCTTTAGACAAAAGAACAGAATTAGTTTCATAAGACAGTTTAGTTACTTTAATATATCTTTTTTGTGTGCTGTCTTCCTCGATTGTTCCTGCTTCTATACCTCTTTCCCCGTCTGCTGAGAGAACTTCTTGTTGCGTAATCTTTGTTGGAGGCAACTCAAAGGGTGTGTTTACTGTAGACGTTTGATTTACTGAACTAAGTGGGGTAATAAACTCCCTTGCTGTATTGGGGTCTAGTTCAGGATTCCCTATATCAATTAAAGTGTTTCCTTCAATTAAGGCTACTATTTTAAAATCATAGGTTCTGTATGGTATTTCCTGACCTTCTGTCCCATCTGAGTTCTTTCCAATTTTACCCGTTTCTACTCTAAAGTTTACTACAGTAGGGAATGTTGTTCCCACCTTAAGCGTATCCTCTGCAAAATCAACATTTTCCACATCTTTAATTAAAGTGTCTCTTAAAGAAGTTACGTCCAAAGTTATAAATGCACTTTTTACATTTGGATTATAAACAGTGTGGACAACAGGGATAGCTTGTTCGTCCCAATGTGCAAATGAATCTTTCCCCCACTCAGAATAGTTTCTGTATCCTTCGTCTGAACCCGTATATCTCTCGTCATCGCTTCCTTCGTTAACAGGAAGGCTGTCTTCACCAATATCTAAGTTGAAGTTTTTACCATTGCTGCTTCCCGCACTTCCTACAGGATCTAATACTTGTGACCTTGTGAGCATTAGAGGGTTTGGAAAAATTCTTTGAGGAGCATTAACTTGCGCGTTTAGTGTTGTATTTGTCGTGGCTTTTTTGGTTCCAAATGGCCCAAATAATTGCCTATTGTAAATGTGATCTATATAAACACTTTTGAAGAAATTAAACGGGCTTTGATTTTCTTCTCCCCGTCTAAACTCTGCCATTACATTGCTGTAATTATATTTTAAATTGGTTATAGGAAAACTATTAACGGTGCTTGAGTCATCTTCTACTTGAGTCTCAACCTCTTCCATATCTGCTACTGAAGTATAAGTTAAGGTCGAAATGTCAGACAAAAGATTTATTAAATTTCCGTCAACATTAAAAGTGTGAGTCATTCCGTGGGGAGCATAGGAATCCCTTTCATTCACACTGCCATCGAAATTGGTGTCAAAACGCACCCTTTCCTGTTCCTTGTCTATTCTAAATTTTATGATGACAAAACCCCTCATTTTTCCATTCATTTTGCCATCAGTATCGACTTCGGGGCAGCTAACATCCACGTATTCCATAAACGCTGGGTTTTGTGACAATAAATTTTGTAAATTATACCCGTTTACCCCCCCCACAAGAATGCTTTGCATATTTATAACGTTTCCGTCATCTACAATACTGTTATCATCTAGGTTCGAATTACCCGTGTTTTCCACTTTTAAAATAACAAAACCCACCTGACTGTTTTCTTGCAGCATATTGCCCCCACCCTGTATGTTCCAAGCGGGTCCATCACCCTCTGAGATATCAAACGGGTCATCCCACGTAGCTATGATAGGCTCAAGCTCCGCTGGGCCTAAAAAATTCTTAACCAAATCAGCTATCGAGCTGCCTTCTGTCCAACCAAGTCTAGCGAGAGCTTGTTCAGCCACCGTTTTTTGATAAATATTGGGAGATGTCAAACCGTTGGCTTCATCATATAAAGCCTTTATTGCTTCTAACTCTTCTTTAGCGAACTCATTTGCGAATAAGTGAGTATCAGGAAAGACGCTAATTCCATTCTCATTGTTCCTAATAGTATTTGAATTTGTGGCCCAGTTTGGTGCGAACCCCGCCCATCCTGGGCCAAAATTTCCCAAACCCCACGCCCAAGTGTTAGGGTCAAAGGCGTTTACATTAACTCCAAAGAAAAATTTAGAATTTGCTAGTGTGGTATTATCTGTCCAGAAACAAGCTCTTGTGTTAGTTTTTAGTTTATGGGTGTTTCTATATGCTGCGTTTGTATCACTCAGCCCTGTCACTCTGGTTCCATCTAAAAAGAATTCAAAAGTCTCAGCTCCCAGAGATTGCCTATATTTTAGATAGGCTCTTATGAATAGGGCATATCTATCTGCTTTTGTAGGATAATAAGTTCCTTCTCCTTGAACTATCTCTGTTTGATTTGGCCTAAAATTGTTTCTGGTTTGAATGTAGACAAGGTTTACGCTGGGTAATTCTGTTATTTCTGAAGCTATTATTGATCCGTCCGCAGCTGAACTTTGTAACGCTGTAATTCTTCCAGCCGCACTTCTGGTGCTGGCATTTTGAAGTTCTAAAAAATATTTCTTACAAAAGGTTGGAGCAGAGGTGCTAGTCAGAGGCATTGCTCCCAGTTCAGCAGTTAATTGATCTATTTCAGCTGTCGTCTGACCAACAGAAGTATTATCGCTAACGGCGACTGCTGTATCATCTAAATAAATTCCTTGTAATATTTTGAGACCCTTTACAATGTTTCCATCTTTATTTACTAACCCTTCGATTGGCCCGTCACTTATTAAGTCTAACGTTTCAGAATAGCTAAAAGAAGCTCCATATTGAAGCTGTCCTAGTTGTGGAGGTCTATATATTGGGGGTTTTGGTTTTCCACCGCCTCCCGCTCCTGCAATTCCTACCTTTTTTAATATATGACTCATTACTGGGTATTAGCGTTAGGAGCGCGATTGGTAATTAGGGCATTGTCTCCAAGCGGAGAATTCCTCAAGAAAGTCTGTTCTGTTGTTTGAGATTGTGGATATGACTTAACAGAGGCTTGAACGACCTGAGATCCCACTTTCAACCTACCATAACCTATGGGAACCAAAGAACCCTGACTGGCGGTGTTTACTGTGTTACTAAAAACAAGTGATGTTTTTGAAGCGTCAGCCTCTATTTCTAATTGGTCAAATTCTGGTTTGGGTGTTAAGGCGTAAGCGATAGCAGCAAATATAATTACTTTTGCTATAAGTGCTGGTAGTCCAGTAAGACCTATTGCGCTAACTATTGCACTAACTGCCATGCCAATTCCGCTTCCCACAATAGCGGGAACCAAATCTATTGTTTCGGGATTCTTAAGAGAATTCATTTGGTTTCCATCAACAATTTTATTTTTATTAATAATAATGTCATAACAAAAACCGTCTTTTTGGAGTTCAATAACCCTTCTAATAAAACCACTTCTATTGCAGTCAATAGCCTCCAAGACATTTTTAGGATTGTCTATTTGCATTTTGAATACTTTGCCAAATTCCGTTGCCAAAATACCATGTAATTTTACCGTTGTCATAATGCAGCCTTAATCCTCTCTAGTTTAT